CCATTTCAAACGTGTAGCTGTTGGTGCTGGACAAGAACGATTTAAAGATGCACCTAACAAAAACGAACACTCTCACGTAGGTGATGCTTTTGGTTACTTACTACTTGGTGGTGGCGAACATAAACGATTAACTAAGAGTCCATTGTCTGCATCAACTGTTGTCGCTCAAACTGTAGCTGGATCTGACTTTAATGTTTTTGACTGAAATACAACAAATATTACCATACATGCCAAATGTACGTGGTGTGTATTATTTACCATTTTTTATGCAACATTTAAGTGAATTAAATGGTACGGAGATGTATACCAAAGCATCTTTAAGCAGAGAGTCATTTGAAACGCATATTCAATACCAATCTTCAATGGGTCCAGCAATTACTGCCTTTGTACATAACAAGCCTGTAGCTGTTTTTGGATGCGTTATAATATGGAATGGCGTAGGAGAGGCATGGTCTTTGCTATCAGAGGAATCTCGTAGATATCCAATTGCTATGACTAAAGCTGGAATTGCATTTATTGATATCGTTGAGATATTATTTCGCTTGCACAGAGTACAAATAACTGTTAAAACCTCTGATGCTCGTGCTATTAGGTGGGCAAAAGCTCTTGGATTCCAATCTGAAGGCGTTTTAAAACAATACAGTGCGGATAAAGAAGATTATAATATTTTAAGGAGAACGTAATGGGTGGAATGTTTGGTGGTGGTAAACCAGATACTTCAGCAATGCAAGCTCAAATTGAGCAGCAACGCAAAGAAACTGAAAGATTAAGAGCGCAAGCTGAGCAAGAAAAACGTGATTTATCAGAAGAACTGTCAGCTAAACGTAAAGCAAGAGCAACGCGTGGCGGTTCACGTCTTTTATTAGCAGAAGAAAGATTAACTCCAGAAACTGGATTACCAATGGACGAAGAAAAATTAGGAGCATAGTATGGCAGAACGCAATCTTTCTTATGTAGAAGCTGTAGCACAAGGATTAGTTGTTCCAAGTAAAAGTTCCAGTAAAGGTAAAGCTATCTATAAAAGCTTTATGTCTGAATATGGTGTTGATAAAAATGTTGCTCAAAGAGCTATTTTAAAACCAGAATCATGGTGGAATGCAAGATATTCATCTGATTTACAAAGTAGTAGTTCTACATACCTTGAGCGAGCTAGACAACAACTTAAAGGACAATCTGAAAAAGTCCAAAGAGAAAAAGCGCGTTCTGATGTAGCAACACAAAGATTGTCTCGTGTTACTGGTGGTTTAATTGGTGGTGAAGCTGGCGGTGCAGCAGCATCTTCTCCAGTAGGATCATTGCCAGCATTGGGCGTATCAGGTTCTGGTGGTTTAGCAGATGAAACAATGTTAGGGTTAAGGAAAAAACTAAAATGAAAAAAGACAAGATGCAAGCTAAGGTTAAAAAAGTTATGCGTGAGTATAAGTCTGGCACACTTCATTCTGGTAAAGGTGGCCCAGTTGTTAAATCACAAAAGCAAGCAGTAGCAATTGCTATGAGCGAAGCTGGCAAAACTAAAAAAGGATATTAATATGAAAGCTGGACTTTATGCCAACATTCACAAAAAACGTGAACGTATTGAATCTGGCTCTAAAGAAAAGATGCGCAAACCTGGATCTCCTGGCGCGCCTACAGATGCTGCATTTATTAAAGCTGCTAAAACAGCAATGAAACCTAAGAAGAAATAATGGCAATTAATATATTGCGTGAGTCAGACACGACTAAATCACGTCATGTTAATCCAGCTTATGTAGATAAGGATGGCAATAGTTATATTGCTAGTTCTGATAGACCATTTCCTATTGTAGACATTAATCACTTACGTTTACATGAAGGTAAGGCTTTTAAAGCATACAGAATATATCCAAACGCAACAAAACTAGCAGCTGGAGCAAGTTGCAATATAGCAATTGCATGGGCTAGTGGCGTATATGCACACATAGCAGTTGATGCAAGTTGCAGTGGTGATGCTGAACTTTATGTTTATGAAGGAGCAACTGTAACTGGTGGCACGTCGTTTACAGCAATTAAAAGAAATAGAACAAGTGCTACAACAAGTCAATCAGCAATATTAATTAATCCAACTGTAACAGTAACTGGAACTGAAATTGATGCAGAAATTATTGCTGGCGGATCTGGTAAAAAATCTGGTGGTGCTGGAGCTAGTGCTTTAGAAATGGTATTAAATCCATTAACAACATATTTATTTAGATTAACTAATGTAAATGGCACTTCCCACATGGCTGAATTATTTTTAGAGTGGTATGAATAATGCCATTAAAGAAATATCAGAATCCTAAAGGTGGTTTAAATGAAGCTGGAAGAAAATACTTTGAAAGAAAAGAAGGTGGTAATCTACAAGCCCCACTCAAGAGCGGTACTAATAGTAGGCGTGTGTCTTTTGCTGCTCGCTTTGGTGGAATGGATGGTCCGTTAGTCGATGAAAAAGGTAGACCAACAAGATTAAAATTAGCATTAAAAGCTTGGGGATTTGGCAGTAAAGAAGCAGCAAGAAACTTTGCAAATAAAAATAAGAAATCATAGGGATTAATATGGCAGAAATGATGAGATTATCCGCAGATGATGTTTTAAAAAGACATGATAAAGCGCTAACAAAAAAAGAGGACTTTAGAAGTCTATACGAGGAATGCTACGAATTTGCGTTACCACAACGTAATCTTTATGACGGATACTACGAAGGTAAAGTAGGCGGTCAAAAGAAAATGAATCGTGTATTTGATTCTACAGCAATTAATTCTACACAACGATTTGCTAATCGTATGCAATCTGGAATATTCCCACCACAACGTAAGTGGTGCAGACTTGAACCAGGACCAGATATTCCTGAAGATCGCAAAGAAGAAGCGCAAGCAGCATTAGATATTTACTCAGATAAATTGTTTGCATCACTCAAGCAATCAAACTTTGATATTGCTATTGGCGAGTTTTTACTTGATCTATCTGTAGGTACTGCTGTAATGATGGTACAACCAGGTGATGATATTAATCCACTTAACTTCATTCCTGTGCCACAATTCTTAGTATCATTTGAAGAAGGTGCTAATGGTCAAGTAGACAATGTATATAGACGTATGCGTCTTAAAGGTGAGTCTATTATGCGTCAATGGCCTGATGCAGTTATTCCAGATGACTTGCAAAAGAAGATTGACCAAAAGCCAACAGAAGATTTAGAGTTTATTGAAGCTACAGTATTAGATCAAAAGCGTGGTGATTTCTGTTATCACGTTATTCATAAAGAATCTAAGACTGAATTAGTATATAGACGTATGGAAGAAAGTCCATGGATTGTATCACGCTATGCAAAAGTAGCTGGTGAGATCTATGGTCGCGGTCCATTAATCACTGCATTGCCAGATATTAAAACACTTAATAAGACATTAGAGTTATTGCTCAAGAATGCTTCATTAGCTATTGCTGGTGTTTATACAGCTGCTGATGATGGCGTATTAAATCCTAATACAGTTAAGATTATTCCTGGTGCAATCATTCCTGTTGCTCGTAATGGTGGCCCACAAGGCGAATCATTAAAGCCATTGCCACGTGCTGGTGATTTTAATGTATCTCAAATTATTATGAATGACTTACGTCTAAGCATTAAGCGTATCTTACTTGATGAATCCTTACCACCAGATAATATGTCAGCTCGTTCTGCTACAGAAGTTGTAGAGCGTATGAAGGAATTATCACAAAACTTAGGCTCTGCTTTTGGTAGACTGATAAATGAAACGATGATACCATTAGTTACTAAGATTTTAAGAGTCATGGATCAACGTGGTCTTATTGATTTGCCTCTTAAAGTTAATGGACTTGAAATTAAAGTGTCAGCAGTAGCACCATTAGCTATGGCTCAAAGCATGGAAGATGTGCAGAATGTATTGCAATATGCACAGATCGTACAACAAGCTGGACCTCAAGCTGCTATGACTATTAAAACAGATGAGATGATGGACTTTATTGCTGAGAAGTTAGGTATCCCACAAAAGATACGTAATACGAAAGAAGAACGTATGATGCTACAACAACAAACTGCTGAGATGGCACAACAAGTTGCTCAACAAAATCCAGAGGCAATTCCTGGTATGGTTGAAGCAGCTAGTCAAGGAGTGATGTAATGGCTGAAGATTATGGAATGCGTCATGGTGGTGCTGGTAAAAAATACACTGGATGGAAAGGCCCATTAAAAGATGTTGAAGGGAATACTGTTACTGAATTAAGTATTGGTGTAAATATTGATGGTAAAGAAACTGAAATACCATTGATTGTTCCAACATTGTCTGAGCAAGAAACTACACGGTTATTAAGCAAAAAAAAACCTACAGATAAGATTGTAAAAAAAGCATACGAACATGCAATTATAAGAATGAAATTAGGCAAGTCTCCATTTAAAGAACCTGAGGATGATGAATAATGGCTGGATGGGATGACTTAGAAGCGCTGCCATTAGATGTTAGAGATGTCAGTCAAGCAAGAGAAGATTTAGATAGGTTAGCATTAAAAGTATTAGGAAGCGAGGATGGAGCTAAGCTTATGGCATGGCTTCGTCAAACTGTTTTAGAGCAACCAGTTGCTTTGCCTGGTAGCGATTCTAGTTATGCTTACTACCGAGAAGGTCAGAATAGCATAGTAAGAGATTTAGAAGCAAAGCTAATTAGAGCAAGGAAAATGTAATGATAGACGAAAGCATCGAGCCTAGTGGATCTGAGGAAGTATCTCAAGAAACTGGCCTACTCGACAACGTATCAGTCGAAAAAGAAGCAACAGAAGTAAATCCTAACGCAGTGCAAATCAATCATCTTGAAGCAACAGATGAAGATGATGATGATGATCCATTAGAAAGACCTGATTGGTGGCCAGAGAATTTCTGGAAGAAAGATGAAGCAGAGCCAGATTTACAGGCTATGGCTAAATCATGGTCAGACTTACGCAAACAAATCTCACAAGGTAAACATAAAGCTCCAGTAGATGGTAATTATGATGTAGCATCATTTAAAGATATTCCAGCAGAAGATCCCGTACGTAATCACGTACTATCTTGGGCAAAAGAATATGGCGTAAGCCAAGCTGCATTAGATGATTTAGTTGGCAAAGTTGTAGAAATGGGCGTTAATCAGCAACAATCTTTTTCAATTAACTTAGATCAAGAAAAGAAATCATTAGGTCCTAACGCAGATGCACGTATTAATGGCATGGTGAAATGGGCTAATGGTTTAGTTAATAAAGGTATTTGGGGCAAAGACGATTTTGATGAGTTTAAAGTTATGGGTGGCACAGCAAAAGGTTTAGCTGCTTTAGAAAAACTTAGATCATCATATGAAGGTCGTGTGCCTACAGATAGCGCTCCAATATCTGGCGCTCCATCAAAAGAAGAACTTTATGCAATGGTAGGCGATCCTAAATATCAAACAGATCCAGTTTATCGTGCTAAAGTAGAAAGAATGTTCCAATCTAACTTTGGTTCATAGTACTCCTCCGTAGTTGTTTTGACCCACTTCGGTGGGTCTTTTTTTGTCTTTTACGCAAAATACTTGCATAATTTTGCAAAATATGCTAAAAACTTTGCAAGGCTAATTGCATTCGCAACCCTTCACACAAGTCGTCTTGTCGTTTGGCTATCGTAAATAGCAAGCACTGGCCCAGGTTTTGTCTGGCTAACCAAAGCGATAAACTTTATTTTTATCAATTCTAGGAGAATTAACATGGCTATTGGATTATCTAATGCTTTTGTAACGCTCTTTGATGCCGAAGTTAAACAGGCTTACCAAGGTAAGGCAAAGCTAGTTGGTGCAGTTCGCCAAAGACGCGGTGTTGAAGGCTCAGTAGTAAAATTTCCTAAAGTCGGCAGAGGTGTTGCTACTTTAAGAATCCCACAAACAGATGTATCACCATTGAATGCTGGTTGGAGTCAAGTAACTGCTACTTTAGCAGACTGGAATGCAGCAGAATATTCTGACATCTTTATGCAACAAAAAGTAAACTTTGACGAAAGACAAGAATTAGTACAATTAGTATCTAACGCTATCGGTCGTAGACAAGATCAAATGATTATTGATGCGCTTGTAAACTCATCAACATCATTAACAGTGTCTAACGATATCGGTGGTTCAGACACTAACTTAAGCGTAGCAAAACTACGTGAAGCTAAACGTCTATTAGACAAAAACAACGTACCACCAGAAGGTCGTCATATTGTTCTTCATGGTAACAGCTTGGCTTCATTACTTTCAGAAACAGCAGTAACTTCTTCTGACTTTAATACAGTTAAGGCTCTCGTAGCTGGTGAATTAAATACTTTCTTAGGCTTTACATTCCATTTATTGGGTGACAGAGCTGAAGGTGGTTTACCAATTGATGGCTCTTTAGATCGCAAAGTTTTTGCATTCCATAAAGACGCTGTTGGTTACGCAGAAGGTATCGCTCCTCGC